AGACATTAACCCTATATTCCATAAGGATTTGGCGGAACTGGCGCGAACTGGCCACGATATGCCGCGATTAGTCACGACCACCGCTAGTGGTCAAAAATCGGCTGTAAACGAAATTGGGGATTTTGCGAAAGAGGTATTAGGCGTAGACCTAATGCCCTGGCAAAAAAATATATTGCACGGTTTAACGTCTATGGATAGCAACGGCGACTACTTGCACCGGGTAGGCCTTGTGTCTGTTGCGCGTCAGAACGGTAAAACGGTTGCTATCGCGTCGCTTGTCGGTTGGTGGCTAACTACGCAAGGGAAAGCGCGCGGCCAGGCGCAAACGGTTATAACTGTTGCACACAAACTCGATTTGGCTACCGCGCTGTTTACTTATCTAGCGCCAATACTAGAAACTAAATTTGGTGCCCACGTGTCGTGGTCATATGGGCGCATGGTGCTAACAATGCCCGATAACAGCGTATGGTTCCCTAGGGCGGCCACGCCTGCAGCTGGTCACGGTTACAGCGTCGACCTAGTAGTAGCCGACGAGGTTTGGGATATTTCGGAAGCGGCCATAGACGAAGGTTTATTACCGTCGCAACGCGCGCGCAAAAACCCGTTGTTTGTAATGATGAGTACAGCCGGTACGCAAGATAGTAAAGCCATGTTGCGTTGGCGCGAACAAGGATTAAGGGCTATAGATAGTGGCGAACAAACAAAACTATATTTTGCCGAATTTAGCCCTAGCCCGTCTATGGATTTAATGACGCCCGAAGCCTGGGCGTACGCAAACCCCGCCCTAGGCCATACGTTAGAAATGGAAGTAATCGAGGCAGAAAGCGAAGCCCCAAACCGCAACGCGTTTTTGAGGGCGTCGGTTAACACCTGGACAGCAACAATGCACGGCTGGCTAGAACCGGGCGTATTTGAAGCGTTACAAAGTGACGACCCAATACCCCCAGGCGGGATACTTGCTATCGAGGTAGACACCGACGGCGCGCTATACGTTGGCGTACGGGCTATACAGGTAGGACTAAAAACGGCTATTACTGTTGCGTTTGTTGCGGGCACACTTGCCGAAATGTGGCGCCTAGTTGAAAACGAAATAGCGGCAGGCCCAACGCTACGCCTAGCAATTACGCCAGGGCTTGAAATACATTTACCGCCAAATATGGAACGTCGTAAAACTATTGTTGGCTACCGCGAATTATTGAAATGGACTAGCCCGGTTAGAAATATGATTTTAGAAAACCGTATATACCACCACGGCGAAAACCAGTTAATAGAACACTGCGCGCGCGCGGTACTCATAAAACACCAAGGCAGCGTAGCCCTATCGTCGACCCGTAGCCCTGGGCCTATCACACTTGCCAGGTGCATGGTATGGGCTGCAGCGTTGGCGTCAAAACCGCAGCTAGTCGGCAAACCGCTAGTAGTTGCGCTAAACCGCTAATGTTGTAGTGGCACTATCCGCGACGGCTTACCTTTTCGTCGGGAAAAGAATAGACCGCTTCACCGTGGGTAGTGCCACCAAACTTTTAACAGATATGGCAGACTAAACGCATGGCGTTATTTAACAAGGTCAACAAGGCCGCTATAGGTACTACCGTTAAAGCGGCGGCTAGTGGTTCAAATGTTGGCGCGTCACAACTCGATAACTTTTATGCGTTTACCCAGGGCGCAACCCGCCAACGTGCTATGGCCGTACCTGCCATTACTAGGGCGCGCGATTTGCTTGCGTCAGTTATTGGCTGTACGCCGTTGTCAATGTATAACGAAATGTGGAACCCTGTAACGCGCGAACTTGAACAAATTCAAATTGCCCCGCGCGCTTGGACACGTCAATTAGACCCGTCGTTACCAAATAGCACAACGCTTGCATGGTTATTTGACGATTTATTTTTCACCCAGCGGGCGTTCCTTTACATTACCGAAAGGTCTAGCGACGGCTACCCAAAAGCGTTTCAACGTATGCCTAGCGCTATGGTTTTAACACAAGACCAAGCAGGCCCCGTATTTTTTGCGCCGTCTAAACAAATAACGTTTAGCGGTTTACCCATTGACCACCGCGACGTAGTGCAATTTATTAGCCCAATACAAGGTTTACTATTTACTAGCCCTAACGCCGTTTTGACGTCGCTTAAACTTGAACAAGCCCGGCTACGCAATTCTAGTAGTTTGCTACCTACGGGAGTATTGCGCCAAGTTGCGGGCGAGCCGCTTAGCGCCGAGGAATTACAGCAGTTGGGGCAGTCGTTTGAAACCGCGCGCCTTACAAATTCTGTAGCCGTGTTAAACGAATTTGTTACGTACACAGAAACAAACAGCGACGCAAGTAAACAAATGTTAGTTGCAGCTAGTGAGTACCAAGCGCTAGAAATTGCGCGCCTAGCAAACTGCCCGCCGTATCTGTTAGGGGTTGCGACTGGTTCTTACAGTTACCAAAACAGCACCCAAGCGCGCCAAGACTTGTATATGTTCGGCGCCAAATTGTTTATGGACTGTATAGCCGAAACGCTAAGTATGGGTAACGTTTTGCCCCGTGGTACGTACTGCAAATTCGAAATATCGGATTATTTAAGCGAAACCTATCTATCCGAATATGACACACCCGCAGAAGTTGAAGAAGTAGGAGTAATGCCAAATGCTTAAATTAGTTCAACAAGATTTAAAGATTGACGCAGCCGAACCTAACGGTATGCCACGCCGAACCCTTGCCGGTCTAGCGTTGCCGTACAACGTTGAGGCAACAGTAAACGACGGTACAAAAGTTATGTTTATGCCAGGCAGTTTAAACGCAAGCGACAAAATGCCAAAAATGTATTTAAACCATGACAGTACCAAGGCCGTAGGAATTGTTACAAGTTTGGTAGATACGCCAGGCGGCATGATGTACGAGGCTCGCATTAGCGAAACGGCTTTAGGCAACGAGGCGCTGGTATTGGCAGCCGACGGCGTACTAGACGCGGTAAGCGTTGGCGTAAACCCAACCCGTTTTAGTTACGACGAAAAAGGCACAATGATTATAGAAAGTGCCGATTTTCAAGAATTATCGCTAGTGCCCTACGGGGCTTTTGCAGGCGCGTCAGTAGACCGCGTAGCCGCGTCGCAGGGTATCCCACAAGACGAACAAGAAGTAGATAATATAGAAACCGAAACACCTAACGAGGAGTTAGACACCATGACACAGCCAACAGAAACCCCAGCCGTTATCGAAGCCGCGCCAATCGCGCCAATCGTTTACGCGCAACCGCGTAATTTTAAATTGCCTAGCGCTGGCGAATTTATCGCAGCGTCACTACAAGGTGGCAGCGTACTTGCAGAAATGAACGCAAAAATTCAAGCTGCAGCACCGGACATTACAGCCGACCCAAGTTTGCCAGGAATTTTGCCTGAAATCATAACGGGCAGCGTCTACGACTCACTTAACCCTATTAGGCCTTTCGTGTCGGCTATCGGAACTCTCGCTATGCCAGGTGCAGGCGCAACATTTCGCCGCCCGAAAATTACGGTACGGCCAGTAGTTGACGAACAGACACCGGAACTAGACCAACTAAACCCATCTACTGTTACCGTGTCGAACTCAAATGTCGACAAAAAAACTTTCGGTACTTTTGTCACAATGTCCGAACAGGCATTGGATTGGAGTGACCCCGCTTCAATCAACATCGTATTGAACCAGTTAGCAATCGCCTACGGACAGGCCACTAACACGTACGCGGTTACAGAGTGCCAAGGCGCAATTGTGCAAACTACATCAGTTGCCGACACGTCGGACCCTGCCGATTGGATTGCCGCAATTTACGAAGGCGCCCGCCAAATTTCATTGAACAGCAACTACCTACCTACGCACATGGTCGTAACACCTGGTACGTGGGCCGCGTTGGGTTCATTGGTTGACAGCACAGGCCGCCCAGTATTTCCACAAATTGGCGCTATGAACGCGCCAGGCCAGTTGTCCGCTGCAAATTGGAACGGCAACCCGCTAGGCCTTGTGTTGGTAGTTGACAAGGATACGCCAGGTTCATTTATGGGCCACGCAGCCGGGCCAGCCGCAGGCTTCGAATTTTACGAACAGCAAAAGGGCGCAATTTCTGTAGACGTACCTAGCACCTTGGGCCGCACTATTGCGTACCGTGGTTATGCAGCTACGTTTATGGCAGACGCTACAAAATTCGTTAAGTTCGTCTAACCGAAAGGCGGCCTAACCGCCATGACGCAGGTTTACCAAGTAGCGCATAAAACGCTATTAGACAACTACGCAGTTTTAGAAACGCTTACACCTAACGAAGTTTACGTAGGCGCGTCTATTGTTATTGCAGGCGTTGACGCAACTTTTAACGGTACATACACCGTTTACGACGTACCCGAATATTTGTTTATTGGCGTAGACGACGACGGCGATTTACTTTTTAATTATGAGGTGCCCGTACCGTTTCAAATTTTGTACGCAAAAACAGCGGCAGACGTTACGCGCACTACAGCAACGGGAACCGTAACGCTAGGTACAATTTCGTGCACGTGGGTTACAGCCGGACAGGTCGAGGACTGGTTGGGCATAGGCACAGCGTCGGCACTCGATACAACTTTTCTTACCCAATGCGCGGCAGCTAGTAACGCTTTTTGTTTTCAACGACGTTTAGAAAGCGGATACATAGACCAAAAAGCAACCAGCCCAAGCGACAGCGTTACCCTGGGAACTATCGCCTATGCGGGTTTCCTGTATCGACAACGTGGCGCGGTAACAGATTTTGCAAGTTTTGACGGCCTGCCCGCAGGTAACAGCGTCGGCCTGTCGCCAATGATTAAACAGTTGCTAGGTATTCCACGCCCGCAGGTTGCTTAAATGCCTGTTGCTTTTACAGACCTGTTTAACGAGGCGCTAGACGACCTAGCAGCGTCGCTAACGACCATTACAGGGCTACAGGTAGTAACAGACCCCCGAAACCTTGTACCGCCTTGTGCGTTCATAGACGCCCCTACGTTTACCGTGTATTCAAATAACGTCGTAGAAATGACTTTTCCAATACGCATAATTACCTTGGGGCCTGGCAACCTTGACGCGCAAAGGTCACTACTTAACTTGGCTAGCAAGGTCATTACTAAAAAAATTGGCGTAACCGACGGGCGCCCAACTATTGCGCTAATTGGCGGCAGCGAACTACCCGCCTACGATTTGACCATAACCCTACAAACCCAGGCAACCGCCTAAGATAGGTGCAACATGAAATACGAAATAGTTAGCCCCCGTATCGGTTGCCCTGGCGACACCTACGAACCAGTAGACGGCGTTAATGTCGACGCGCTGGTAGCAGGCGGTTTTATTATTCAATCCCCCACGACAGCGCCAAAAGGTGCTAAAACTAAGACAGACACAAACAAGGAGTAAACCTAATGGCTACTAGTACTTATTTATCATCGCCTAACGTCACCGTTAACAGCGTTTCGTTGCAAGACCAATGCCACGGACTTACTTTTACGCGCACTATTGAAGCCTTAGAAAGTACCGCTTTCGGTTCAGGTTCCCGCGTGTACGTGGCAGGCCTAGAAAACTCTACGTTGTCGCTTGACCTGTACCTATCGTTTGCAGCTTCAGAAACCTACGCAACGCTTAAATCGCTTGTGGGCACGTCTACTACTGTTTCGTGGTCGAGCAGCGCAACAAGCCCAGGCACCGCAACCAATCCAACTATGACCCTAACCGGGGCGTACCTTGAAGCCTTGCCGTACGAAATGGCCTTGGGCACCCTTGGCCAAATCTCGGTAGTTTTTACCGGAGGGGTTTACAGCGTTCTCGAAGTTTAATTAACCGCCTGAAAAGGCCCGACACAAAAGGCACATAATGAAACTTACGCTAAAAGTAGAAACAGCCGACACCGCCTATGAGGTGGTAACAAACCTGTACGTAATAATTTTATGGGAACGCAAATTTAAACGTAAAGCGTCCGACATGGCGCTAGGTATCGGCGTAGAGGACTTAGCCTTTATGGCATACGAAGCGTCAAAAATAAATAAAATTGTTGTACCCAGCGAATTTGACACGTTTGTTAAAGGCTTAACCAATATTGAAGTAGTCGATACCGAGACTGCAAACCCCACCTAAGGGGCACCCACGCGCGCCAGTTATGCGAACTACTGGTAGCAATTTCGTGGTGGCCCCCGTCTATACCTTTTGACATAGACGATTTGGCTACCGTCGTTGCTGTATTATCAGACAACAACAAGCAACGAAAGTAACCGCTATGGCCATATCAACAACAATG